GTAACAAACCCATTAGTCATGGCGGAAAAGGCCATAACAGCTCCTGCTAACTTGGCGGCTTCATTAACTAAAGGTAGCTTAGGGGTTACTACTGGTGCAGGTGGTGAAGCTATTGAGCAAGCGGTTAAAGCTGGTGAAACAAGCAATAAAGCTTTCTTAGGTAATTTGCGTAAAGCAAGTAACATGGAAGATGCTGTAGATGTTGCTAAAACAGGTTTAGATAAAATGCGCAGTAAGAAAAACGCAGAATATCGCTCTGGTATGTATGACATATCTCAAGACAAATCAGTTTTAAACTTTGACGATGTTGACGCAGCAATACAAAGTGCTAAAGACAAGAACATTAAGTTTGGCGAATACATTGATGAAGATGCACATAAAGCTTTAGTAAAAGCTGAAGGCATTATTAATAAATGGAAATCTAAAGCAGGTGATGCACATACTCCTGAAGGTTTTGATGCGCTTAAACAAAAAGTTTACAACGAAGTTTTAGGTAAATTAGACTTCCAAAAAGACGCATTTGCTCGCAACATTGTTGGTGATATTTACAGTGGCATTAAAGGCTCAATAAACAGACAAGCTCCCCAATACGCACAAGTAATGAAAAATTATGGTGAAGCTGCTGACACAATTGATGAGATTAAAAAAGCATTGTCATTAGGTGAAAAAGCGTCTGCTGACACTTCACTTAAAAAACTACAATCTATATTGCGTGATGATGTAAGTTCAAGTTTTGGACATCGTAAACAATTGGCTGAAAAGCTTATAGAAAATGGCGCAGAAGATTTAATGCCAGCATTAGCAGGACAAGCACTAAGTCCATTTAAACCAAGAGGATTAGGTGGTCAATTAGAAACCTACGGTGGTCTAGCTTATTTATTAGCTAACCCAGGTGCATTGGGAAGCGCTTTAATGGCAGCACCATTTGCTATGCCTAGGGTTGTAGGTGAGGCTGCTTATGCTTACGGTAAAGGTAAAGGCGCAGTTAAGAAAGCAGCACAAAAACTACCTGTCAATAAAGAACAAGCAAGGAAAATTGGCCTAATGTTAATGCAAGCCAACCAAGCTAACGAAGCAAATCAAGAGGAGCAATAAATGGCACGCAACGGTTCAGGCACATACAACCTGCCAGCAGGTAATCCAGTCACCACAGGGACAACTATATCGTCAACATGGGCTAATAATACCCTAGCAGATATGGCCACAGCTCTTACAGGTTCTGTAGCTTCTGACGGTCAAACAACTCCAACTGCTAACCTTCCTATGGGTGGTTTTGCTCACACCAATGTAAGTAACGCTACCGTAAGAACGATGTATCCTTCAGCAGGTCAATTGCAAGATGGTTCTATAACCTACCTTACAAGTGTGTCTGGTGCTGACACAATAACAGCAGTGGGCGCTGTAGGTATGACTGCCTATGCTACTGGTCAAAAGTTTACATTTATTGCGGCTGGTGCTAACACAGGTGTTGCTACACTTAACATAAACAGCATTGGCGCTAAAGCAATTACTAAGAATGGCGCTACGGCATTGGTTGCTGGTGATATTGCCTCTGGTGCTGCTGTAGAAGTGTTTTACGATGGCACTAGATTTCAATTAATTAGCTCTGCTGCTGGCACAGTATCTTATGCTACAACGGCTGGAACGGCTGGAACTGCTGGTGCTATTGCAAATACAGGTGGGTGGAACATAACCCCTAGTGGCACGACATTGTATTTTAACTATAATGGCACAAATGTAGGCAAGCTAACTTCAACAGGTGTATTTACAGTAATAGGCGATATAGTGTCTAACGGAACAGTTTAAGGAGTAACAAATGGCAACATCATTAGTATCAACTGGAGTTACCTTTCCAGATGCAACAACACAAACAACTGCTTTGCCTTCTCCAGGCACTAGTGGCCACATATTAACATCTAACGGAACAGCATGGACAAGTGCTGCAGCACCAGGTGGCAGTTTTATTGGTTATCAAATTTTTACAGCAACTGGTACTTATACAGCAACATCTGGCACTACATCCGTGGTTGTTGAGGTTGTTGGTGCTGGAGGCGGTGGAAGCGGTAGGCTTAATACTACTACTATTGGTGGCTCTGGTGGAGGCGCTGGTGCATATGGACTAAGAAGGATTACATCTGGATTTAGTGGAACAAGTGTAACTGTTGGTACTGGCGGTGTTGGTGGAAATTCTGGAGCATCTGGTTCTAGTGGAGGAACTTCATCTTTTGGAGCATTTGTATCTTGTACAGGTGGAGCTGGAGCAACAACTGCACAGGGTGGCGCTGGTGGAACTTCATCATCTGGAGATTTAAACTCTGGTGGTGGAGGCGGAGTTTGGCAAAAAAACACAGCTGAAGGTGGTATTGGTGGCAGTAGTTTTTTTGGAGGCGGTGGACTTTCTGCAAATCCTGGGACTGCTTATGGTAGTGGAGGTGGTGGCGGTACTGTTTCTAGTATTTCTGGTGGTACTGGAGCTGCTGGATTAGTAATTGTATGGGAGTACAAATAATGGAAGCACTTATTTCACCTAATGAAAATAATCGTATTGCACAAGTTGAATTACAATCTTTTGAAATAGCAGAGCCATTATATTGGGCTATTTGTCCAGATAATTGCACAACAGAGTGGACTTATGTAGATGGTGTGTTTAATCCACCTGTAATTTCTGTACCAACAGCAGACGAAAACAAATCTACTGCAATAAGTTTACTACAGGCAACAGATTGGACTCAAATCCCTAGCGTTAGTGACCCTTCACTTAGCAACCCATACTTAGCAAACAAACTAGCTTTTGATGAGTACCGTAATGATGTTCGTCAATACGCTGTTTATCCTGTAGCTGGCAATATTACTTGGCCTACAGAGCCTATTGAAAACTGGGTAAAGGTGTAACATGGAAGCTCAAAACTTAATCAACATAATAGGCGGTACTGTTCTTTCTGTTTTGGGCTGGTTTGCTCGTCAATTATGGGACGCTGTTCAAGACCTCAAGCGTGATGTAAAAGCTATTGAGGTTGACCTACCTACATTCTATGTTCGTAAAGAAGACTTAGAATCACGACTAGACCGCCTAGAAGCCGTGCTTAACCGTATCTTTGAGAAACTAGACCACAAAGCTGACAAATGACACAACAAGAAAAATTAGAGGCATTATTTGACAAGTTGGTAGGTCAAAGAATAGAAGAAGTTGGTATTGACAACGATGAGTTTGTAATGTATACAGAGGATGGCACTTGCGTAGTGCTTTTCTCTGACGAGGACTTACAACTATATTATGAGCTTCCTGACAAAACCCACTAAGACACACTTCGTGTTGCCTGATGTCCAGGCTAAAGATGGCAATGACTTTACATTCTTAACCTGCATAGGTAAATACCTTGTAGACAAAAAGCCTGATGTAATTATATGTATAGGGGACTTCGCTGACATGGAGTCCCTTTCTTCTTATGATGTGGGTAAAAAGTCATTTGAAGGTCGTAGCTACCAAAAAGATATTTGGGCTGCTAGAGAGGCTATGGATGCCCTTTTACAGCCTATATATGACTACAACAAACAAGCTAAAAGTTTTAAACACAAACAATACAAACCTCGCATGGTTTTAACGCTTGGCAACCATGAAGACCGTATTAATCGTGCTATCAACGAGGATAGGAAACTAGACGGCCTTATCTCTATTGATGACTTGCCTTACCAAGATTGGGAGGTTATACCTTTCCTAGAGGTGATAGTTATTGACGGCATAGCATACGCTCACTACTTTACATCGGGTGCTATGGGTAGACCTATCTGTTCTGCTGCTGCTATATTGACTAAAAAGCACATGAGCTGTTTTGCTGGACATATGCAAGGACGGCAAGTAGCTTATGGCATGAGAGCTGATGGCACAGAAATGAGCGCAATCATATGTGGGAGCTGTTACGAGCATACTGAGGCTTATTTAGGCGCTCAAGGTAACAATCACTTTCGTGGGTGCTATATGCTATACGATGTAGAGGATGGCAGATTTGATGAATTGCCACTAACACTTAAATATCTTAAGAGTAAGTATGCCTAGCCCTTCGGGGCTTTTTTTGTAGGTAAAATATGAAACAGATTAAGCTATGTGAGTGTTGCGGTGAGCCTTATGAGATAGACGATGCTGACATAGACTTTCATGTCTGCCATGAGTGTAATGTGTACGATGAAGATTTAATTGGAATTATTGATATTGAGGATGAAATATGATTGGTGAATTTATAGCAACATTGTTTTTAGCTAGAGATGTAGCACACAGAGAACATCTACGCACCAAAAGCTATTCTCAACACAAAGCATTAGGCCACTTCTATGAAGACATAGCAGGGTTGGCTGACAAGCTAACAGAATGTTACCAAGGCCGTTATGGAATTATTAAAGAGATACCAATACTGACCGAGGAAGAGAAGTATAAAGAGCCTCTATACTGCATAGCTGACAAACTAGCTTACATAGAGAAAAACCGTTACAAGTGCATACCTAAAGATGATTCTGCGTTACAGAACATTGTAGACGAGGTAGTAGGTGAATTCTTGAGCCTCATATATCGCCTTGAGAATCTTAAATGATTAATAGTCGTGACATTAAAGATTTGCATCCTAAAGTAGCAACAAAGTGCAAGCAGTTTATTGATTTATGCAAAAAGCAAAATATAGACATATTAATTACATCAACCTATCGTGATGCTGAAAGCCAAAACGCTTTGTATGCTCAAGGTCGTACTGCACCAGGCAAAAAAGTTACCAATGCAAAAGGCGGTCAAAGCTTTCACAATTGGAAAGTTGCCTTTGATTTTTGTCCTATTGTTAATGGCAAGCCTAACTGGACTGATGTGGCGTTATATACTAAATGCGGTGAGATTGCTGAAAGTGTTGGCTTGGAATGGGCAGGTCGTTGGAAAAACTTTAAAGAACTGGCTCATTGTCAATTTACTGGTGGTTTAAATTTACTTGATTTTCAACAAGGGAAAACATTATGAAAGCATTTTTATTATCTCGTGGCAAAGAATCATCTACATGGAGGGGTCTAGTAGCCCTTTTAACAGCCGTAGGCTTGACTTTATCACCAGAGCAAGGTGAAGCTATTGTCGCACTCGGTTTAAGCGTTATAGGCGCTTTAGGCGTGTTTACAGCAGACAAATGAAATACCTACTAGCAATCATAGACAGGCTGCTTGCTCTATACCAAGAGTGGGCAGCTAAAAAGGAGCAGAAAGATGTGCAACAAGAAAGTGAGCAAATTGAGGCAGCTCCTGCTGATTGGTTTGAGCAGCACTTTGATAGCTTGCACGACTACCATGCCAAAGCCGTATCCCCTCAAACCGACCCTCAACCCTCAAAAGATTGATGGTGGTATGTGTCTAAGCAAAGAAGACACAGCAAAGCTTGGAAAATATATACTTGAATTGGAAAGACGATAATGGCAGATAAAAATCAAGCTTTGGCAAAAGCTTTACGCACATCATCAAGCGAACCTCAATACATAAGAGGTAATTTATTACCTTTTAAAAAAGACATTAAAACAAAAGAAGTGTCTTTTGGTATGCCTACTGTAGCTCAAGGTCTTATAGATGCTTTAACAGCACCGTATAGGGCAATGAAGGGTGAGATTGATGTTGATTCTCCTCAAGGTGTGCAAGAAGCGCTAAATTTTGGTTTAAATTTTATGGGTGGCGGTTCAATCCCAGCTATAGGAAAAACAATTCCAAAAGGTCAGCTTGGAATTACTGCTTATCATGCAAGCCCTATTAA